ATTTTCTAAAGAACTAGGTGCGCCAGCACTACCGCTAGTTCTTCTTTTTATTCTTACTATGTTGGACATGACTTTAGATTAGGTAAAGGCTAGTAGTAGCAATGGATTTCAAAAATTTCCTCCATCGGTTAATGCCAATGGGGTAACGGTTGAATCAGCAATGTATTTTCCAGCAGAGCTACTAAAACGAACAATGCTGCCATCAACACGATTACTTTCATCTAATTCTAACCCTTTTGCCCCTTGAGACCCTTGGGTTATGACAGAAACTACTTTAGTTTCTCCGTTTACCTCAATCTTATTCTTTAGTGTTGTAACTGAAATCTTAGTACTCATCTTGTGTATCCTTGACTTACAGTGATTTTACCCTCAATGTAATATTCTTTCAAACCGCTTGAGTTTGTTAACAAAACATCATAATAAAGCTCATCAGGAAAATCTACAGTTTGATCATCTGTAAGAACTAAAGAAAATTTACCATTAGGTTTATCATCATAAACAACCCCAAAGTCAGCATATTTTACATCTCTTTCTTCATCCCAAGCTTGAGCAGTGATTGATGAACCTGATAAATCCATAGCAACCTCAGAACCATCAGTTTGAGTTGATTTAAAAATATACTGCTCTTTCCAATCCGAGCCTCTTTGTAATATAAAATTTCTTAAGGCTGGACTTATTGCCATAATTATCCTTCTGATGGGGGTGCTTCGTTTGGTGCGTCAGCAACAGGTGGTTCAATCTTATTATATGCATTTATTTCGCCATTTAAAGCATCAACTTGTTTTTCAATTTGTCTTTGTTTTGCTAAAATCTCATTTTTTTGAGCATCAAGTTCTTGAAATTGTTTAACAAGCTCTTGACCATCTGCTTGAGCTTTTGCTCTTAATTCTTGAATAGTAGACATAAGTTGTAATGTATATAATCACAATTATATATCAAAACCATTAATTAACCACTTCTGTCCAATTAATTTTATAAACTTTACCATTCCGTTCATTTTTTATAAACAAATCATTTTCTCCTTCTTGAATTGTGTAGTCTCCCCAAGTTCCATCTACATCGTTAGCACCACCTTTATTTGACATTTTTAAGTCATTAACATATAAATTTTGCCATCTATTACTTGAAGATCCTAAATCTTTACTTCCGTTTGGAACAACATTAAGACTAAAACTAAAATCAGTTCCATCGGAGTTTATTCTTCCAGCATTATCGGCTGTTGATCCATCTGATGTATGGAAATCGATAGATTTTCCTACTTCTAAAAAACCTGTAGAACTAACAAAAGGTACAACACCCCATCTATTACCTGATGCTGAAGATCCCTTACCATTTAATTGAGTTGAATTTGTAGCAGTTCCTGTTGTGTCTTGATTACCAGTAGTATTTACCCCTGGTAAATTTATATTTGCAGAGCCGTCAAAACTTACACCTCCAATAGTTCTTGCTGTAGCTAATGTTGTTGCAGTTGCAATATTTCCTGTAATTGTTCCAGTTACTTCTAAAGCACCATTTACCTTTGCTGCTGTTTTTATATCAAACAAAGAACTACTTGATATAAGATAAGTTGACGAGCCAGCCCTATTTCTTAAATTGTGTACATCTGCATCTATAAATGAGTCATTTGCATCTGTACCAAATCTTGCATAACCATCATTATTTTGAACTCTTATATATACAGCACTATTTGTTGCTTGCTTAATATGCAATCTATCATCTGGGCTTGTATCATTTCCAATACAAACAGAACCACCAGAATCAATAATCATTCTAATTGTATTGTTTGTCCAAAACTTTGTATCTGCTGCTTCTTGTGCAATGATATTAAAATTGCCTGTACCTCTATGAAGTATGTCACTTTCTGTATTAGCTCCTCCATTTTTACGAATCACTCTTAAACCATAATCTGTATATGTCGCATCACCAACTAAATCAATATGAGCATTTCTGTTGCCTGACCCACCATTTCCAACTTCTAGATAACTATCATTTGTACCATTTTGTAATCTAAAAGTTCCTGTAATATCTAGAGTATAAGCAGGGTCAACTGTGCCTATTCCTACCTCGCCCGAAGATTCAATAGTTAATCGATCAGTACTATTTGTAGTAAATCTGACTTCGTTAGCTGCTGGCAAATAAAATCCATTAGCAGGGGCTGTTGTGCCTGTAACATTAAATCTTGCCCCTTGCACTTGACCAGTTGAAGCTGCATTACCATTTATTGTTGCACCTGTAGCTGTTAACGCTCCTGTTTCTATATTTACAAACTTGTGAGTTCCGCTTGCACCTTCTAACCTTTCAAAAGCATTATTAGCTGAGTTACGTCTTTCAAAATAACCATTTGATTCATTCCACCTAATTGCTCTTACTGGATAAGTACCAGAAAAAGTAGAACCATTAGAAAATAAAGATGATATATCATCATCTCTACCTTTTAACTCAGTAATAAAGTTTGTATATGTGCTTGTTAAAGCTGGTTTTGTAAAGTCGGCCATTTAAACTCCTCTTACAGTAAAGTCTACAGTTCCAGCAACACCGTTGCCATTATTATCAAACAAAAATACTTTAAACCCATTTTGTGGATTTGCGCTATCTATGAAATCATAAATAGCATATTTTGCACTTGAACTTGATCCCTGTATTGTTAGTTGAATTGCACTAACGTCAATAAAAGTTTCTGTAAACGTAACTTGCTTACCAGAACCTTGAGATTCTGAAGCAGTTACATCTACTCTACCTTGATCTGTTTTACGTTTTAAAAATGTTTTAACACGAATACTATTAACTTTAATTAAATCGTCATTATTAGCTCCAACAAATGAATATTGTATCTTTATATATCTAAAATTTTGCCCTAAAACATTTGTGTTCCCAGAACCTTTAGATGTAAAGGTTAAATTATCTGGTGATGTAAATATATGAGGAGTAATAGTTAATCCTGATCCAACTGTTTCCGCAGAGACTAATCCAATACTTGCTTCTATTCTAGTTGAATCAATTGTAGCTCCTGTATCTATAACTTCTTCGTAACTGCCTGAGTTTTCACTAGGTAAAGCATAAATAGTGGAAGAGCCATAAACACCAAAAGTCCTAGACGTATCATTGTTATTTGGGTCAAAATGTTCTCTCCAAGTTCTACTTGAATCAATACAAAAGAATAATCCACCACCATCAGCAAATCCATTAACGATTGTTCCATTAAATGTACTTGCAAAATCTTGTGTTAACACGAAATCAGGAGGTTGATTAACTTCTGCTGTAACAGAGTTTTGTGTTCCTTCATTTCCAGCCGTGTTAACTGGTCTTAAAATATACTCAAATTGACCTCCTACTTGCTCAAAAACTGTTGTAAAAGTTCCTAATTTTTGTCCAACTAAAGTACTTAAATTATTTCTATATACGTTGTAATGTTTAATTGGTAATTGATCTACCCCAACAGAACTTTCTGTCCATCTTAAAAGTACGTTATTATCAATAACTTCATCAACTAAATTTGTAACAGCAGATGGCAAAGCAACAGTAAAATCAACATCTTGTAATACACCATTATTACCATTTATATCAACAGCCCGAACAAAATATTTTTGTGTAGCTTCTGTCCAAGTAACCTCTTCTGTTATTGATGTACCATTTTGTTGAAAATCAGCAGTACCAACAGATGTTGCACCAGCATTTTCTCTATAAATTTTATAAAAAGCGATTGGTAATCCGTTTATTTTTCCGCTAACAGTAGCGATAGGAACTTCATCCCAACTGACAAAAGCACTAGCACCTTTAATTACAGCAGTTAAGTTTGTTGGTGCTGGAGGAGAAGTTACAGATACATCAGGATAATTAGCAATACCAGTACGACCAATATTTCCTACAACTCCATTTGCATCTCTAGCTGCAACAAAAAATCTTCTTGATGTTGATGTATTTAAAACACTATGATCAACGTCTAACAAATAACTTTCTGAGTTTATAACATCTACATCAACAGCAACACTAAAATCTGTATTATTAGTAGCACTAGCTTTAATAACATAATCCTTAATTTTTGTAACACCTTCAGTAGGTTTAGCCCAAGTAAGTCTTATTTTTGACCCTTCATAAACATATGTGATATTTGGTGCAGCAGCTTTATTAAATACAGCAGTAAGTGTTGCATCAGTGCTTTCTCGACCTGTAATATCTCTAGCTCTTACTTCAAATGTTTGATCTGTTGACCATGTTACAGGCAAAGTAAAAGTTAATGAATTTGTTGTAGCTATAACTGAACCGCCCTGCCTAATTTCATATTCTTTAATTGCAAATCTATTTCCACTAATAACAGATGCATTCCAATTTAAAATATAATTATCATCTTGATAAGAACCGCTTAATGTTGTCGGTGTATTAGGGTTGTCAAATGAAATACTAGTTATTCTTGCATTTTGGCTTTCATTGCCATCATCATCAACCGCTTTTATTGAATAACTTTGACTAACATTACTACTTGAAGGTAGCGTGGGTACAACAACGGATGTAGCTTTATATTCTCCTAAAAGATTGCCACTACCATATGTGCCTTCATAAATTTTATAACCTCTTATATCTAAGTCAGCAAATGTTGGATAAGTTGCAACTATCGGAGTCCAAGATAAAACTACTCCTAAATTAGGATCTAATGATGCTGCAAAATCAGAATTAACTTGTGATGGTTTTGCATTTTTTCCTACTACTTGAAAATTTGTTTTTGTAAGTGGGGAGTTAGATTTTTTACCTGATGCACTTATACTTCTAACTTCAAAATCAAATGTTGAAGCACCTGATGATGTACTTACAGCTATATCATCAATAGAATAAGTAGGATTTTGTATTTCTACAGATTGAAAACCACTTGAATCTTTTTGAAATCTAACCTCATATCTATTAACACCTAAAACAGGTTTCCAAGCTAATAAGACACGAACTTTTACTTGATCCCTGTATTTATATAATTGCTCTATTGGATATGTAACACTACCTGTATCTGTAGCCCAATCACTAGGGCTTGCTGGCACTGTATCAAGATTAGTTACATCTCTATGTTTTAAAGTTTCTAATTCTTCTACTGCTGCATATTTTGATTCGTTATGAAGTACAGCAGTTATACCATAGGTAAAATCATCCCCTTCTTCTACACCTATAACCTTATATAACTGTGATTCTATTGCTGCACTTGTACCAGTAGTTTCTATTATCCAAAAAGACCCAACATTAGGATCTGTATTTTGAAATGTATCGGTATAGACAGGATTTGGCTGTCTTGTATTATCTAAAAAAGGTTTATTTCCACTTGAATCATTTATTTTTTTTTGAAATCTACCGTTAACTGTAATGGTTTTATCTGAAAGATTTATATTTGTTATTGCTTTTTTACTTATTTGTCCATCTGGCAAAATTACACTTATTGTTTCAAGCAATCCTCCAGTTAACATTGGAAGATCAGTTACATCATCAATAGTAAGAACACTATTTGAAGATACAGTTTGTATTCCTCTAATTTGACCACCTCTTCTTACTCCAGATTTTACAGGATCTTGTATTTCAATAATTTGACCTGGTGTTATTAAAGAACCAGCTTGAATAGTCGTTGTAAAAGAAACGATGTCAGTTTCGGTGGCGAGAGTAGTTAAAAACCATTTTCCAAGTCTTCTTGCTTGATGCCTTGAAGTTACCCCAAAACTATTTATATTTTTAGTAATTGCACCGTATTTAAGTAAAGCATCATTATCAATTACTTGTTCAAATGCTGAATCTCGTAATTCAATATCAAAATATTTAACAACTATAACTGTTGCTCTTGTCTTTGATCCGCTTCCAGAATACGAAAATCCTTCTGGTGTTACATTTGCAGTTGTAAATAAAAAAGACGGATCGATTCCAGCTTTATCTTGTATCAGACTTATACTACCTGAGACATATAATGGCATAGCTCGAAAAACAGAGCATAAGCTATTTACAGTTTTGAAAACATCTTGTCTTGTTTGTATATTTACATTTAAACTAAATCTTGGTTCTGTAATTGTAGTAACTACACCAGTACCCAATCTGTCTTTGAAAGTTACAAGTTCAGATGAATATACAGATGCTGCATAAAAACTATAAACATCTAATTGACTAGCACTTATAAAATCTCCACAGCCATATCTAGAAGAAGTGAGCAAATCGAATAAACACCAGGCTGGATCTGTTGTCCATTGCGCTGACCCTAAAGTACCATTAAAAACATAATTAGAAGGATAAATTATTCTGCCATTATCTGGGTCAACCGTTACCCCATTTGGGATTTTTACTTTAATACCTTTTATTAAATAACTTCTTTTAGGAACAGAATTAAATTGTTCTGCATCTATTCTTAATCCAACAATTGCGGAGTTTGGATAATTAAATCTTTGACCAAAAGTAACAGTACCAGTTACGTTTTTATCTTCAGTGTGTTGCGCTCTAATAACAGTACTTGAGACAATTGTTTCAACAACCATACTTGTATTAGTGCTGTTATTAAATTCACATCCAATACTGTCTCCAACTTCTAACAAATGATCTGAAGATGATGTGATAGTAACTATTTTCCCTGCACCGCCACTCCCATTATTATGTGTATAAGTTCCTGTTAAATCAGAAGCTTGATGTTTTATTAATGTATGAGAAGTGACATAAAATTTACTTGAATGACTAATAAAATCACTATTATTATTCATAAAAGTGGTGTCAGTATCTGAGGTTCTTATAACTTTAAATCTGACAGGAAAAGTTTCTCCAGTTAAATCAAAAACATATTGTTTTTGATAAAGATCAGCAGTCCTACCTCTTATTGTTTGTTCTACTGTTTCATTTACAGAAAAATCTTGAAAAGCACCATTAGCAACTGATTTTTGAAATTTAAATCTAAATTCAGTACCTAATGTATCTCCATTATTTTTAATTTTTTGCAAAGTGGGAACACTTATTAAAAATTGAACTTGATCTACGCTGGAATCAGTAATATCAAATTGTTGACCTGTACTATCTATTTCAACTCCGCTTTGTGGATTTGAAATAATATTAGCCGCTTTTTCAAAACCAGGTAAGACTGATTGATTAGGGGTTCCGTTTTCAATTCGTACAATAGTATCATCAAAATTAACAGTACCATCTGCGTTTTTTAAAGGAGTATTATCTAAAAATATTGAACGCATCCAAGCGTCTGTTGCTCCTGAGATAGGATTAACAAATCCATCATCTACTAAACCATCAATTTCTCCCTCGCTTAGAAGATCAATAATATGTCCAAAAGATCTACTATTTAAAGAATCAGGATCAGTAGAAGGTGTTCGTGAACCACCACCGCCACCTTTGCCACCACCGCCACCATAACCAGCAATAAATTTATCAGTCATTCTTCAATATCATTAGTTTCAATTTTAGTTGATACAGGAATTGAGCCAACCAAAGTTTTTCCATACACCACAGGAATTGCAGTTCCAGCCCTGGTAGTCTGTTGCACCCCACTAAAAGAAAAAGATTTTATAGGATCTGATTCTTCATCAGGTAATTCTGGTGTAGGTGTTAATAAACCAGCAACACCACTTATGACTAGCAAAATTCCAATATTTCCAGCTAAAGCAGTAAGACTAAAAGCTCCAGAAGCTGTTGCAAAACCTCCAGCTAAACCTTGTGGACCCAGGCCAAATCCAACAGTAGGATTTATAATTGCTAATCCTATCAATGCAACACCAGCAATTATTCTTCCAACATTTCCAGCACCAGCCACAACAGGAATTATTTTTATATCTAATCCACCACTAGGAAAATCAAGCAAGTCCTCATCAATATTATGATCACCCATATAAACTTGATAGAATTGATTTGACATATGTTTTTCTAACCCAGCAAAATTTGCTTTTAAAAATCTTATTGCATCTATTGGGTGATTTATAACAGCTTCAAATTGATTTTGACCGCCGCAAAATTCTGCAAGCTCTCCATACAGTTTTAACTTACTTAACA